GATCGGGACCGTCTCGCCCTTCAGTTCCCCGTGGAACACGCACGCCGGGTCGTGAACCCACGTCTTCACCGTCGCCCCCGACTGCAGGGCCCCACCGAGGCGCCCCATCAGGGAACGCGCGGACGCGGTCGGCTTGACGGGGAGGGCGGGACGGGTGCGGGCTGCGGGTAGCGGCCTCGGTGCGGGAGCGTCCGTGAGGACGGGTTTCTCGTTCGTCGCGTCGATGACCTGCTCGGCGTCGGCGGATGCTTCCTCGTCGGCGGGGACGATCTCCGTCACCGACACCCGCTCCGCCGGCGTCCCCAACGGGACGAGGGCCGCGTTCGCGTACACCTTGTCCATCTCCGGGTCCGTAGACCGGGGCAGCCCGAACAGGCCCCGCGATTCGTTGCCGGTGAGGAAACCCGCGTTCCGCATCGACACCGTCGCGGTCGCCTTCACCTCGAAGTCGCCGCGGAGGACTTCCTCCATGTTGAAGCGGGTGAACGTCGCCCCCTGCACCGGGTAGAAGTCCGGGACCAACTGGTGGTCGATGACGGACTCGAAGTTCACGAACCGGGGCGCCATCGTGTCCCGATACTGGGACCGGAGCTGCTCCGTGATGTTGCTGAAGGTCGCATGGTCGAGGATGTGCACCACCGGCGGGGGCACGTCATACGCCGCGCACACTTCCTCCCGGTTCAGCTTCCGCGACTCGATGTACTGCATCTCCTCCGCGGACAGTTGGATGACCTTCGGTTCGACGCCCTCCTCGAACACCGCCGTTCGGCCCGTGTTATCCGCGCCCGCATGCGTCGCATCGAACTGCGCCTTCAACCGGGCCGCGGCGCCCGCGGAGAGGGACTGCTGCGTCGTCAACACGACCGCGGGCCGGGCACCGTTCGCCCACATCGCCGCCGTCGCCCGCCGCGCCGAATCCTCGTTCAGGAGCGTCATCCGCAGGGACTCGAGGACCGACAGGCCCCGCGTCAGGTTGTCCGGGTTGTACGTCGTGAACGCGACCACATCCGTTTCCGGGATCCCCGGCAGCAGCGACGTGTTCACCGTCCCGTTCGAGTACACGTACTCGATGCCCCCGTCACCCGTCCGCCGGACGATGACATTCGTCGGATGCATCGGATGCAGCTCCCGCACCCGACCCGACCGGTCGCGGAGCTTCAACCAGAACGCTTCCCCATACACGTCCCGCGTACTGGACGTCCACTCCCACAGTTTGAAACCCGACATGCGCGCATTCGGGCGGGCGAGAAGATCCTGCAGAGGACCCGCCTCGTTCACGGAGTCGGTCTCGTTGACGCGCTGCTTCACCTCGAACGGCATCCGCGCCGTCGCCATCGCCAACTTCCGGACCACGGTCCCGACCCACAACTGCGACTTGTAGATCGCCGAATACGCCGCATAACTGTTGAGGAGCGCCATCGCCGAGGACGCGTAATAGGACGCGTCAGCGAAGATCGGAGTCCGATCCCCCAACGTGTCCACGCTCGAGGAAGGGACCGTCTGACCGTTAGAGAGAAACACGCGCGACGGGTTCCCCTCGTTTAGATGTTCACGGTTTGCATGTACTTGATCCGGGACCGCGGCAACCACAACGCCGTATCGATCCGGATCCGATCCCCCGACGCAGCCACGGACCACGCGTTCTCAAGGACGAAGAAGTTCTCATTCCAGTCAGTCAGGACCCCATCGAAGGCTTCCTCACTATCCGTCGTCACCAGGAACCGGCCCCGAAGCGCCAGCTTCACCAGCCGGTCACGACCCACGGTCACCCACCCAACACGAGCAGATCGCCCGACTCGTACTTCGACGGCCGCCCCACAGTCCGGAGCAGACCCCACGCCGCGAGAGTAACCGCTTCGATCGGCGCAACCACGACCTGCGACTTCCGCCTGTCGAACATGCGCGCATCACCCACCAGCTTCTCCCGCACCCCCGCAGCCGCCGCATCCAACGCCGGAAAACCCCGATGCTCCAACCGGCCCTGCAGGACCGCATCAACGAACTGCGCCGTCGCCGCCTGCATCTCCTTCGTCGACGTCTCCACAAACACCCGCTCCGACAGAACCGCACGGAACCCATTACCCAGCGACTTCGACGCCGGACCGCCACCATCCACAACCACAGTCCGCGGCTGACGACGCTCCGCAAGCCCGACGACGTACGGGATCACCCAATCCGTGCCCGGCTCATGCTTCACGACATGCACGTGCGTCCGCCCGTCCCGCTGGAACGCGACCCCAACGGACGACCAGGCGCCATCCACCGACGTAGCCACACCAATGTGCTCGATGAGCTGATCCGGGGCGGGCTTCCAGTCCGTCAGGCAGGCAGTCCACGCCGGCACCGGGATCAGCAGACCCGTGACCGCGACGTCCGGCCAGATCGAGAGACGCTCCTCCCGATACCGGCGCTCCTCACCCGCAGCCCGCCACATCGCCAGGTCGTCGAGGAAGTACTGCACCGTCAACCCCGGGCGGAACCCGATAGCCGGATTCGCCTGCCGGATCGCATACGGATCATCCGACTCGCAGTCCTCAGGCGCCGACCACTCCGTGTAGCCGAGGGAATCCCCAACCCGCTGCCGGCCCCGCTCCACGAGACCCTGAAAGATCGTCGCGCCCGCCAGAACCGTGCCCGTGAAGACCAACTGTCGATTCTTGAACGATGACGTCACCGGCACGATCGCCGCTAACTGCTCACCCGACAACTCCTGCGCCTCATCAAAGATCACCACAGGGGCCGAGAACCCTCGCGCGCCGCCCTTCGTCCGCGTCGAGTACGTCAACTTCGCGCCCGACCGCAACTCGATCGACTGCCGGCCAGGCGACCCGAGGATCCGCGCCACCTCATCCATCAGCCACGGCGTCCGCTCGACCAGCACCCGCATCCGATCGAAGGCTTCCTTCGCCGTATTCGCGTTATGCGCCGAATGGATGATCCGATGCTCTCCGAACAAGAACAGGCCAGCCAACTCCCGCGCCTCAAGAACGGCCGACTTCCCGTTCTGCCTCGCAGCGATCAGCCCGAACTCCTGAGCAGCCCACATACCGTCAGCACGCAAACCGAGCATCGCCCGCAACGCGATCTGCTGCCACTCATCCAGCGGCATCCCCAACGCTGCACACAACCGCGCCGCCGCATCCGCACGGTTCTCCACAACCCCCAAAGGGCTGTGCAGAAACCGGGGCTCCTGAACCCCGACCTCCGCCAGAACCGACGTCATCCGGCCAGACTCGCGCGGATCTCCGTCAACGGATTCGACGCCACCTGCGCTCCTTCAAGAGCCTCAGCCATCGTCGCCTTGTACTCCTTGTACATGGCCGCCATCGACGACATCGTGTCCTGCACACCTGAGTCCAGGAGCCGCGCCTGATACATCGCCACGACCCCGTGGTACGTGTCCAGTCGGTTCGCCGCAGCGAGGGTCCGCTCCGTCGTCGCTACCAACCCATCCGCAGCATGCGCCTTCGGCTCCAACGCCACCAGCCGGGCACCATCCCGGCGCGGCTGCACCGTCGGAACATCCGACTCCGCTGCCCGGGCCCGAGCACGGACCGCCTGAACCCGACACTTCGTGGAGCAGTACTGCGCCGTCTTCCGCTGCGCACCGAACGTCGTGCCGCAGGTCGCGCACTGAACGTTGAGCATCGAGGGGACTCCGGGTCGGGGGATCGTCTCGGGCGAGCGTAACGATACGAGGAACCTGTTACGTGATTTTTCTTCACGCGGCGGCTCAAGAGCCGACTCACAGGCTAGCGATTTTCAAGCCCCTGGGCTTGTTTGGGTGCGGCTGAGGGCGAGGCGGTCGAGGTCGAGTCGCTTGTGGCAGGGCACGCAGCGGGGCTGGTAGTGCTGTTGATCGAGGCTGTACGGCCGGCGCAGCCCGTCCCTCTCGCCGACGAGCTCGGCCGTGTCGGCGTGGTCGTAGGACCAGTGGGCTGCGCGCTTGCCGCAGTCGACGCAGTGTTGGGCGCGTGCTGGGCCGCGGTCCCTGCGGAGTCGTTCGTGGACGGCTTCGTAGGTTGGGGATTCTGAGCGTCGATGGATCTTGGGATTTCCGCAGGATTTGGCGTTCCCGTTTTTGAGGTCGCCGATCCGGACGGTTGTGGTGGCGCCGCAGTCGCAGGCGCAATTCCAGCGGCCGTTGACGCGTTCTTGGGCGGTGAGGCTGCCGAAGCGTTGGCCGGTGATGTCGGTGTGGGGGATCGGCGCTTTGTAGTAGGGGTCGCCATGCCTGTAGGC